CAAACTAATTTAGTAATGGATACAAACCAAGCCGCCCTCGATTATGCCCGGGCTTATGTAGCAAGCCGTAAGGATACGCAAACTCGATGCGATGCGGTCGAGCTTGATTTATATATGGACGATTATAACGATGGCATCCTTGCAGCTCTTAGCCTAGATTTTTTTGATCCGGTAGAGGTTACGACTAATCAACCTGGTAACTCGACCCTGCAACAGACATTACAAATATTTGGAGTAATCCATCGAGTAACGCCTAACTCATGGAAAACGACATTTACGACACTAGAGCCGATTATCGACGGCTTTATATTAGACTCATCACTATACGGAGTACTCGATACCTCCGTATTAGCATACTAAGGAGCAAGAAATGGCAGCTGGTCTAGGTTTTAAGACCTTTACAACCGGTGAGGTACTTACGGCCGGAGACGTAAACGGCTACCTCATGCAGGGTATTAACGTGTTTGCAACTACTACGGCACGAAATGCGGCTATTACCGCACCGGCTGAGGGTCAGTTTGCATTTACAAAAGATACTAACTCACTATGGTATTACGACGGTGCAGCTTGGGTAGCCTCAGGTGCTACAGGTGATATCGAGGGCGTAACAGTTACTAGCCCCATTACAGGCGGCGGTACGAGCGGCACGGTAAATATTGGTTTTGACGTGACCGCAGCTAATACACTTGGTCTCAAAGCCGAAACAGGTACGACATATACGCTAGTTATTGCAGATGCCTCAAATGATTTAGTGCAGCTTAATAACGCTAGCCCTATTACTGTCACAGTACCGCCGTCTGTTTTTAGTGTTGGTAATCAAATAAATCTATATCAACGCGGAGCCGGTCAAGTTACTTTTAGTCAAGGATCGGGCGTAACAATTAGATCTACTGGAGCAACCTCAACGGCTCCAAAATTAAGAGTGCAATATTCAGCGGCGACAGTAATTTGTATTGGTGTGGATGAATTTTTAATTGTGGGAGATATTGCCTAATGAGCCCGATAGTCGGAATTATCGCAAGCGCTGGTAAAAATGTCAGTATTAGTGCATCGGTTTTAGTAATTGCCGGCGGTGGTGGCGGCGGTAAGTTTTACGGTGGCGGCGGTGGTGCAGGTGGTGTTTTAGACCATACCTCACAAACTTTTAATCTTGGTACAACACACACCGTAACTGTCGGCGCAGGCGGTGCGGGAACGGCTAGCAACGGAAACGGCACCTCGGGTAGTAATTCTAGTTTTGGATCATTGACCGCATCTGTCGGTGGTGGTTTTGGTGGTGGTAGTGGCTCTAGCAACGTGGCAGGCGGCAGCGGCGGCTCAGGCGGTGGTGCAGGTGGATTTATTAGCGGTACATTAACGGGTGGCACGGCAACATCTGGGCAAGGTAACGCAGGCGGTGGTGGTAACACTAGCGGCGGCGGTGGTGGCGGCGGCGGCGCTGGTGCAGCAGGTGCGGCATCTACTGGCTCTGCCGGTGCTGGTACTGGTGGTAATGGAGCAACTTATGCAAATTATTTGGGAGCAACTTATGCCGGCGGCGGTGGCGGCTCAGGAAGTAATGCACCGGCAGGTGGCTCAGGTGGTGGTGGTGCGGGTGCAAGTGACTCCATCGTTGCAGGTGCAGGTGGAGTAAACACAGGCGGCGGTGGCGGTGGTGGCTCAGGCACTTATGCATCAGAGGCCGGGGGCTCAGGGCGTGTAGTCTTAAAAGTAACAGGCACTTACACAGCCGCAGCGACGACAGGAAGCCCGTCGCGTAGCGTTTCAGGTGGTTTTACTTACTACACCTTTACAAGTAGCGGGAGTATTACAATATGAGCCACTTTGCAGAGATACAAAACGGAATAGTATTAAGAGTAATTGTCGCTGAGTCTTTAGAGTGGTGTGAGACGTATCTCGGTGGCTCATGGTTGCAGACTTCGTATACGGGTAGTATTCGAAAAAACTATGCAGGTGTAGGTTATACCTATGATGTAGAGCGAGATGCGTTTATAGCACCTGAGCCTGAGGGTAATTTAGGTTTTGACGAAACAAAGTGCCAATGGATTATGCCTGAGGTGGATATAAATGGAGACTAGTTATAACGGCTACCCGGCCTCTAAGGATCCGGCCGAAATAAAAATAAAGTCCTACCCGGTAAAGGGTACGGATCGTAAGCTGCGTTGTGCTGAGAGTGTGGGGCCACTACTCGCAGCCTTCGCGGCTGAATTTCACGAGCTAATCGAGCCGATCGATGAGGGCACGTTTGACGATTGGGCTTACGCCTATCGGATGGTGCGAGGCAACCCTACAAAATTATCGTGCCACTCATCCGGTACCGCTATCGATCTAAACGCTACAAAGCATCCGCTCGGCAAGTACGACACTTTTCCGGCTGAGAAAATACCAATGATTAGAGCCCTTGCTAAAAAGTACGGCCTTAAGTGGGGCGGCGACTTTAAGAGCAGGCCGGATGATATGCATTTTGAGGTAAACGTAACCGTAGAAAAAGCAAAAAAACTAATAACTAAGTTAGGACTAGACAATGAATAAAAAGCAATTAGAGGCCGCCGTTATGTCATATGTACGCGCAGCGCTTGCCTCCGTAGCAGCTCTCTATATGTCAGGGATACAGGATCCAAAAGTACTAGCTAACGCGTTTATCGCCGGGCTCGTAGGTCCGCTAATGAAAGCGATACAACCTAACGAGAAGCAATACGGCATAGGCTCTAAATGATCCGGGCCCTGATAGGGGCGATAGTGGGGACTATCCTCCTATCGGGGTGCGGTTACGATGGATGGGTTAGATATGAGTGCCAAGAATACGAAAACTGGACAAACCCTGAGTGCACTTCGCCTCAATGCGAGGTTACAGGGACCTGCACTAAGGACCTTATTACGAAAGATGAGTAAAGAAAATAAGCGCCTAACGCCTGAGGATATTCACGCTCGCCTCATATTTTTAATTGGCGCGGTACTTGCTCTTACCTTTTTTGTAATTACCGCAGGTGCCGTATATGCGCTTGTTTTTGTTACGCAGCCCGTAGGAGCTCAAGCGCCAAACGATAGAGACTTTATACAACTTTTACAAACTTTAGCCATATTCTTAACCGGGGCTCTCGGCGGCGTATTAGCCGGTAATGGCTTAAAGTCTAAACCTAAAGAGCAGCCTAAGCCCGACACGCCAAACACGAATACGCTTTGATATCTGACAAAAAGCCCTCATACTGATACTACAAACGCTGAGAGGGCTACTCGGTTAGTAGCTTAATCGGCCTTAACAAAGGGCTAAGTAATGAATAGTTTAGATATATTGATCGGTTTGGCAGCCTGCGGTATGGGCTTTATGTTTATGGTAATCGGATACTCGATCGGCTTTAAGCACGGACACGGCGAGGGCTTTGTACGTGGCCGCGCTATCGCTAAAGCTCTAAAAGAGAGCGAGCTAATCTAATGGGGTTTTTAGACAATTACGAGGATGTAAACGCTCGTATTAAGCGCTTTAGATTAGAGTTTCCATCCGGCAGGTTAGTCGCTTACATCGAGGACATCGATATTATTAAAGGCACGATTTTAGTAAAAGCCGAGGCATACCGTGAGTATGAGGATATGGTGCCTAGCGCCGTAGATTATGCTTTTGGCAATGTATCGACCTATCCAAACAATATGAAAAAATGGTTTATAGAGGACACAATTACCTCAGCTTATGGGCGCGTAATCGGGCTATTAACGCCAAGCGAGCACGCACGGCCTACGGTACAAGATATGCAAAAGGTAGAGACTTTACCGGCAGACTCGGATCCGTGGAGTACAAAGGCCTCGATCGAGGACATGGCTACGATGGCTAGTGGCATCCTAGAGATCGGTAAAAGCCTCGGCGGTGAGTTAGTAGCTGAGGCCCCGAGATGTGCTCATGGCACAATGGTATGGGCAGAGGGCACGGCTAAGGCAACGGGTAAACCGTGGGCCGCTTACAAGTGCACCGAGCGCGTACGAGCTAATCAATGTAACCCGTATTGGCACGTACTTGGATCCGATGGAAAATGGAAGCCTCAAGTATGACCATAAACCCTAAAGATATTTACCGGGCAACCGATGGGCATATTTATAGCTTTGATGGTTACGGCGGTGCCGGTAATTGCTCAAAGTGTGATAACGATACGCATATAAACGATTACGTACGCGAGGATGGTTTAGTCGTTGCATTTTGTAAACGATGCGAGGACGGGCTCAAACTATGAGCGAGCTAACCTTTATTAAAGACGGCGTAGCTACGACTATCCACGATAACGGCGAGATCACCGTAGTCGCGGCTAAACAATGCGACAAGTGCTTTAAGTGGCATACCGCACTAGGCGGCTTTGATGTACGTGATGTCAGCGGCGACGTAGTTTTATGGCTATGTGCACAATGTCGCGCGTAGCTAAAGTCGTACTCGATAG